CATTAAACGCCTTAGTAGCCCTGTTTGCTACCTTTATCCCTCTTGTGTATGCTATTGTTACATATCGTAAGCCTTTTAATATTCCACGATAAACCATTAATCCACGGCTTAACGCAAATACTGTGGTTTTAAATAATGCATATGTTTTAACTGCATAAATAACTATTTTTGCAAGTTTTTTTATATTATCCCTATTATCATTTACCCATAATGATAATTCTTGTATCTTAGATACTAAAACCGTTAATTTACCTGTCAATGCTGGTATAGCTAATGTCCCTAATCCGACCTGTAAATCTTCTAGTCTGCTTTTAAATAATCTTAGTTGATTTGCAAATGCGCCTGATGTTTTATTATAATCTCCAATTGAGTTTTTTGATTGATCTATGGCAATTTTTAAAGTTGCGTATGCTTTTTTTTGTCTTTCTGTCATGTTTTTTAATTTCCCGGCAGCATCCATCGCTTTTACTTTCGCTTTTACATCAGACTCTAGTATAGCTATCCCTAAACTTTTTACCATTTCCCTTTCTCCAAGAAGAGCCTTTGTAAGTGCCATACTAGCTCCTTCTGCTCCTCCTGCATAATTAGTAAATGAAGCAAGATCAACAGCAAGCTTTTGCACTTGTTCGGATAAATCTAGTGTCATTTCTTGAGAAAATCCAAAACCAGTCAATAAATCTCCGGTATCTGATAATAATTGCCTTGATGCTAATGATGACATTCCATAACTCTTGACAAGTATTTTTGCAGTTTCATTTGCTTTATCTTTTATTTTCCTGCATACTCTTTACCGCCTTATCAGCCCCTTTAAGGTTTCTGGTAAACTTATCCCTTAAGCTAATTATATATTCTACGTTCCGGGTGCTCATCTATTAAATTTTAAAGGTATGGTTGGCATACCTAATATTTGTAATTTCTCCAACTGCTCTATATATCTCCAATATCTTGCTATCTCTGTGAACGTCTGCGGCTCTTTATTTAAATAAAAAAGGATTAAGGCCAACATGCGGCTTAATCCTAAATTATATTTCCGACAGCCATATGCGGCTAATTTTTTTTTAATTCACCTTCATATAATTTTACAAGTTCTGCCGCTTTTGTGCACACACTGATATATATATCATCATCTTTCTTTACTTCCATCAAATCACCAAGATAACAGGCATCAAAAATTATTTGTCCTGCTTTTATCATATGTACCGCACCGTCTAAACTTATCAATGTTTCAATTGCTTTTGCCTTTACGTCAAATGTAGGTTGGCACATTTCAAATACTTCTTTTTTGTCCTCAATCATTAATTCAATGATTATCTTTTCTTCTGGTTTTTCTTTAGCTTTGAACATTAGAATATATTTTTAATATGTGAACAAATCGCCGTACATGCCACTTTTATATCTGTCGTGTCTTCGTCCGAGCTTTCATCAGCCTGTGTTATCAATACATTTTTGAAAATCTTGAACCTGGGCGTAGTTGGATGTTCGGCCGTCAATGGTATGTCAAACGGGTCAAGGTTAAGCATATCATTGCCCGGGCTGGCCAACTCCAATGCGTCAGCATCTGTTTTGCTTATTGTAAATGTTATCTCAGGGGCGTTTTTCTTACCATCTCCCCAACCTACCGGCTCTTCTTGCGTGCCATACGAAAACTCTCGTATCTTGCTTTTTGACGTTGAAAGATCGCTTAACGATGTTATTGGAACGCCGCCTATATTAAACGACAAATCCTGATGGGCAAAATTACGCCCGTTTATTAATGCTATTCCTGCCATATCTTATAATTTTACTGCATACGCGTTATTAACTACAATATTACGTGCCTTTCCTTTTGGTACAATAGTTACTGTTATTTCTAACTGGCTGGTTTGTAATATATCTTGTGTATTGTCAATTTCCACTTCTTTTGCTGAAACCTCCCCGTCTATTTCCATTATATCCAGTTCACCATCAACAATTGAATGGTATTCATTTATGGAAGCCTGGTCAAGCGTTCCATCTGCATTAAGGTCTATATCACCTACCAGTTTAGGCACTAAAGAAACGTATATATTGCGCTCTGCCTTGTCCATGGTACGGTTATTTTCCCCTGTGGCGTAGTCATCTGACCTTGCAATGGCTGTATAACTGTCATTATAAAATACCCCGCCAACACCTTTAAATGTCCTTAAATATGTATAATGATAATCATTCAACTGGTTACGCAGGGCAACACTTATATCTTTATAAAGGTCACCTGTTGCAAATCCTGCCTCACTAAGTATGTTACCATCTGTAAGGGCGAAACGTTCCGGGTTGGCCGGGCTTTCGTTTACCCTCGCTTTTGCCCAATTGCCTAAAAGGTTTCCTAATGTGCCAACCGAGAAACCTACAATATCAGGTAAATTAATGCTTACTTCTGTAAAATAATCAGTGTCATAAACCTCTTGTCCTATACCAGCTTTTATAGACACATATGTTTTATTAAGCCATTTAACTTTATTCCCGGCCAAATATGACTGTGTCCTTGAATATGCAGTTTGATGATAATTACCATCTTCACCGATATTTACCTGTACCTTTGAACTGGTCAAACTTGTCAGGTTGCTTAATGTGGAAAGCGTTAAACTTGAACAATCCGCATGTAAAACACCAAAAAGGTTTTCATGTTCTGTTCGTGCTGTTACTAATTCAGCCTGGATTTGTGTTATATGGCTGGTTGCTAATGTTGCAGCATTGATAAATACCCCTATTTGGCGTATCTCCCCTTCTGATTCTGCCCGCATATCTGCAATTTCTGATGCGTCAAATGTACCTGTAGGAAATATCCCTGTCCATAATTTCCCATCTGGTTTGATACGAAAAAATTCGCTTATCTGATAATGCATAACAGCAAAAAACGAACCTGCACCGCTCGAAAATTGGGTCATCGTTGCCGCCCCTGTACCTGTTGACGAAAAACTTAGAGTTGCGCTGTTTAACATTTCGCCCATCTCGTCAGGTGCTGTCAATGCTATGTTAGCCGTTGCCCCTGCTGCAACAAATCCATGCTTCGAGGTCAACGCATTAACTGCCGCCCTTAATCCTACAGCTACCGCGTCGGCATCATCTGCGGTTATAACAGTATAACTTCCCAGCAAAACGCCATCTATGTATATACTGTTTACATCGTCCGCCGCCCCGGGGGTTGTTATCAATGCATTTCCACCTGTTGCCACTGTCTCGTCAGAATGATCATCAAGTATTCCTAAATCTTCTGCGTCCTGTATGCTTAACAACGGCTTGATATTATCAGTCAATGTGAAACCATCGGGCAGTGTATCTGTATAAAACATTATCCCTGATACATGGTCAAATGAAGGGTCTCTCCTGCCAAGCCCGTTTGTCCTTATGAATTGTACGTCATTCTGTGGCATAATTATTTATTTTATTTGGCCTTTCGGAATTTGTTGTTTTGGTTTAGCTTCTTCTTTTTTTTCAACCTTTGGCTTTTCGCTTAAATCTTCCCTTTTGACCAGCGTTTCTTTTACTTTGTTCTGTTTACAATGAGCGTTCACGAAACTTTTTGCTTCGGGATAGAATACATTTCCATCATCACAAACATATATAGCTTTGAGGTCTTTGTGTGCCTCAAAGTATTGCTTTGCTATCTCTAATATTTTTGATTTTTCCATGTCATAAATTTTTAAAAGGGGAATTAAATCCCCTTATATTTTTATGTATCCTGAAGTATAGTGACTACCCCGACATTACTACCACGCATTTGCTGTGCATTAAAACGCACTGTTGCGCTGTACAGGTCGCCTTGATATAAAGCATCGTCTTTGTTAAAGTATACTTTCACACTTCCAAGCGCCCGGCATACTTCATCTGCCTGGTATCCTATAATGCCCCATTGATCTGTAGTGGCTGTTGCCGCACCTACTGCTTTTAAAACATCTGAATTATTATACACACATGTATAAGACCGTGGTATAATTTTAAATCCATAAACCTGTGACACCACACCGTTTGCTATATCACCATTTGTCAATCCTTTATTATAATCAAGGTTCAATAAATACTCCTTGTTTGCTTCAACAAAATTCCAATAAACATTATAAGGTACGATGAGATACCGGTTTTGTGAAGATACGTCTTCACCATCCAGTTTTGCTGCTGCATTAGCAATGTCAATTGGTAATAATGGCTGACGTGTGCCGGTAGCACCAGGGGGTGCTATATTTGCAATTGCTGTCCCTGTTGTTTCGACTCCCGCTGTTGCCTGCGCCCAATTATATAAAGCCCTTAATGCAATGCGGTCATTTAATTTTCTCATGTGATGTGCCACTATAGAGGCGGCCTTATCATAAGAAAGTTCTTTCATCTCTTTTTCCGGTAAGCGTATCGCCCCAAGTGAGAATTCTATAAGGTCATAACTTACCTTGTCGTCTGTACGTTCTGTAACAGCGATCGGGTACGAACCACGATCCTCCTCAACATCCGGTAACGTCCCGGCGGTCGGTATTTCTACCGTATGATCATTAACAAATGCATCGTGTGAAAATGCTGTCTTAACAAATTCTGCATTTGCGAATAATTTCTCTTTTATTACTTTCGTAAAAGCTGTTGTTACTACTTGTGCCATTTTTCTTTTTTTTAATCTATTTGTACTGTACTTAATTTAACCCACGCAGTAGCATTCCATATAAATTGGACAAGCCTGGTTTTCCCTGATGGTATAGCATCATATAAACCTGTAATATTTGTTCCATAACGGATTGTATCTGCGCTTGCTGTCCCTTCTGTTGCTTCGATTATAAGCAATTCGCCTTTACTCCATGAATTATCTACTGTTGTAACATTGATAACCATATTGGTATCATTTGTTATAATGTAATAATTCAAACCACGTGTAAGCTC